TCCAATGGATGTTAACTTAAATGTTGAGAAATTTTATTCAGTACAGAGACTAGAGCAGAAGACTACTTTAGTTGATATCTTAGGTGATAACGTAGCTGAATATTTTATGGAAACAATACTACCTACAGAAGTAGCTAGTAGAGAATCTTGGCAAACAGAGTTTCTTGAAGAAGTTCAAGACCTTATGGTATTCTGTATTGCGAAAGGATTAGAAGATTTCAATAGTGGTAATACCAATGACAAACTTGTTAATGGTTTAAACTCCAAGATTGAGTTCTACAAGAAAAGAGTAAGGGAATATATAACTGAATCAACTGAATTAACAGCGATTCAAGGTGATGATAGCGCATCTGGTAGAGAGCCTTATCAAGGACTTCCCACATACTTCTACCGTTAAGATACTTTTTTATCGTTATTATTTTAAGCCGCCTCCTTAATTGGAAGCGGCTTTTTTTTGTTTACTTACCTCCCGATTCAATCTTTTCAATTATCATTTGTAAGTAATGCTCAAGCTTGTATAAATCTTGCACTCCGTTCTTATCCTTGTAACGAAGCAGATATTTTAGTATGTTACCCTCATAAAAATCGAGGTTATGGTCGTCTATAATATCTACAACTTGTATCTTATACTTGCTGTAGTGATCTCCTCCTACCTGACTATCCACAGATTTCTGACCTTTCTATTTCTAACTCACTTAGTTTAGCTCTAGCTTCCATCATCCTAACATTAAGTTGTCCCCAAATATCAGGGTCTGTTGTTGGACTTAGGTATAACACCATCATCCTATCTATCAAAGCTTCTTGCCTTTCTATCTCCTGCTCTATAACATAACAAGGGTCAAGTTCATTTGTTTTACTACAACTAGAAAACAAAACAGTCATCGCCATAGTCATCATTATTATATTACTTAATTTTTTCATATTATTATATTTTTGTTGCGTTATTTATATTTAGGTAAGCGATTTTCTTACTTACCTTATTGGTATTACTAAAGTCAGTCTGCTTAGGCATCTTCATATTAACCCAGTCGTATTTCAGTTTTAAAAGATTGAAAGAGAATACACCTAAAGGTGTTGAGTTTACATATCTAACGTTACACCCTAGATTAGCGAGTTTACTGTATTTCATTTCCTCTAGTATTAACGTGGGATAATGCGTCCTTCTGCACTTCAATTCAAATACTGTATTAAACTTAGGTGAATACGCGTCAAATGACGAGTACTTATCCGTAGGCTTTACTAAATCAGGAATATAATTATCCTTTATATACGTGAACAATTCTCTTTCGTCTCTCATAGTTTTATTTATTTACCTTGCCCTTTATATTTCTTCTTATACAACTTGCTGCTCTTTAGAACGCTATTCTTATTTTTAGAGTGAACGCCTTTCCTATTTATTTTCTTTTTTATTAACATATTATTATATTGTTTTTAAATGTACATTATCATTTCCACAACCATCACACTTGTAAGGGTCTTCTGTCTTAGAGTAAAACAGAGTCTCAGTATCCTTGTTATAGGATAGCTGAGGTCTGCTACTCGCATTGTAACGAAAGTCCTTATGACAATCCCTACAATTTAGTATTATTTCAACCTTCATTAATACTTAACTTTAGCTGAAACATTATTAGGTGCTTTACTCTTGCCGCCAAAATAAGGATAACACTTTCTAGTTATTCCCTTAGGCTCAGTACCCTGCATCATCCATCCGAATGAATCAGGTGAGTCAGTTGGTTTAATCCAAAACTCCCACACTCCAAGTGAGTCATTCCAAAATAACTCAGCTTGATACTCTCTATCAGCATCTATAAGGATAGGAATCTGTTGTTCTGTTCTCTCACCATTACTGTAAACATATCCAGCCATAATGAATTTGTTATGTTCAACGTCAGGCTGAAAAACTAATCGTGCTGAGTTTCTATGTATAGTAAAGAACTCTGATACACCGCCTAGTTTATTCCATCCGCTATATTCAATCTCATCACCACCGTACCACCAGTTACTATTTATTTCAAATGTACCTCGCCATTTGTAAACGAACGGTTGTAGCTTACCTATATTTAATTTAGAGAAATGGTCTCCTTTATCTATTTTATATTTCATTTCTTTTGATTTAACGTTATTATTACTGTTTATAACTACTATTACCTTTCTTAAAAGAAAGTCTCTTAGAGAGCTTTAAAATAGCCTTAGCGTCTATTTAAATGCCTCTCCTCTATACCAGCTAACACGTCATATATGCTATGACAGTTTTTATTAATCTCCTCTGTGTAATCAACAACTCTTATATAGTCGAATCTAATTGATGCTAGTTTAATCCTAACATTAGTATTTATGTATAAGATATCTTTACAACCTTTAACACTTTTAGTGATCTTAACATTACCGATTGAAATCCATTCGGTATGCCTCTTCGATAGTACTAATTGAATAGTACTTATTAGTTTCCTTATATCAATGTTTTCCATTTGTGAATCCTACTTGTTTACTATTCTTAATTTCAATTACTACATCTTCTTTCTTTAACTTAGACTTCAGAATAGCCTCTCTACGCTTCTTGAATGCTATGTAGAGTAACCGTTCGTATTCATCCTGAGAACTCCGAATTAAATCTTGGAGTTCATCAGGGGAGTCTACGTTAGGTGTAATATACCAAGTACTAGCATTATAATAAGTTCTGCCTGACTCAATAGTAAGGATAATATTGAAATACCAAATCGGTCTTCTTTCGTTAGACATTAGTACGGGCGTAATCCAGTTGTATGACTACGACTTTTAGCTCGAGAATAACCACCACAGCTTTTACATTGGTACAAATCAAAAGTACTAGCAGCTGTACGGTGCTTCTCTTTAGACAATACAATGTCGTGACTTCCACATTTATGACAAACGTTATCATCTGTCTCTTGGAACAACGCCATATTTGGATGATTCTTTATCCAACCTCTAATAGCAAAGTATAACTGTTCAGTGATAAGAACGTCAACATCGTTATATTCCGCCATTACATCCAATGCTTTTTTAACCCCGTTGTGACAGTCCATCCATAGTTGCATACCAGTATGCTCTAGCTTTCTATCTAAACCAAGAATCTTATTAGTCCAATCCATTTTGTTATATGTATTAGCAAAGTTTTGCTTAACAGTTCTGTATAAGTCAATTGATTGGTAAGGTGTAGGCTTAGGTAATCCAAACTCTAAGAACTTACTGTTCATCTTCTTCTCATCAAATTTAATTGAGTTGTAACCGATAATAATATCAGCCTCGTTAAACAGTTTATGAATATTAATAACCATCTGTTTGTTGTCTCTAGCCTTAGCTTGAGCAGGAGTTAGTACGAAGTTGTGAACATCCTTCTCACCTAACCACTTGTAACTAAAACTTAGCATTGTCCAATCATTTATTATATTGACTGGTGCAATGTTGGTATTCCAAACATTCCAAGTTGTAGCTACAATAGGTAGACACTCAATATCCATAACCAATATTTTTGGCTCACCATTCACATAAACTTTTTCTCTTGCTAATCTAATGTACCTTTCAACTGTGGAGTACGTTAAATCATACTTTCTCATAGTACTTTCCATTCCTATGTCGTTAACCGACTTGGAAATTTCTATTGCTCTCTTTCTGTTAAACCCCTTCATATTATTTATTATTTTTTATACTTATTATTAATTCCGTTAATTCCTGAGCTAACTCTTTTTCTGAATCAGCTTCTAATTTCACATCATAAGATGATACACATCCCTCTACATCAGGTAATTCATATGTTAATGTAGTAGTCCATCTACCATTACTTTTCTCCCTCTGAGGAGAGTAACTGTAATTTGCCATAATCTATAGTTTTTATTATATTTAAAAAATCATCTAATTGTAAAGATACAACTGTACCTTTGTTGTTACGTTTATGAAATACTACACTTATACCTTCTTCAAAGTCTAGCTTAGCTGCTTCCATATCTGTAAGAGTTTGGTGAGCAGAACCTAAAGCCTCAACAGCTTTGCATTGAACTCTCCACATTCCAGTATAACATATATCAACTTTCCTATCATCAAGACTCTTGCTCTCGCTCCTACTACTAACAGCACTAGGATATAAGGGTTTTAGTTTCTTGATTACATCAAGCTCGTAAGCTATACCTTTCTTCCTAGCATTAATGATGTTACCACCTTTACGCTTAGGCTTTCGTGCTTTTGCTTTTGACATATCTTCTTTTTTTAACTGGAGGATTATACTTAGCTTCTAGCTGAACTAAAAACTCATACTTAGACTCATAACCTTTCCAAGTAGCAGGATTAAATTCATCTAGGATAATCTTACCATTATCGATTAAACCAACACGTCTGCTATTATATGTAATGTTTGTTGGCTGCCCGTTTTTCGGACATATCAAATAAAAGCTACATATACTTACACTTTTTGTAAACTTATTGTTTATAGCCTTATCAATGTACTCCATAAACTTTAATTGCTTTTGACTATTCATTTGTTTCGCCTTTCTTTTTAAATAATTTTAATACTGATTCTATTAAGTCTACTACAGCCAATACCGTAACCATAAAAAACATTGATAAAGCTACAGAGGTGAGTAGTATAAACATACCTATAAATCTTATTGACTTACCCATATCTTATTTCGTATTTTTGTGTAATAGTATTTTGAAGCATTACTACCTATAAAGAAGTGGGATAATACAGCTCCAAATAGTATTATTCCCAATCCTATGATCAATGTTACCCTAGTAATTAAATTCATTATTGTCATTTATTTGTTTGGCTACCAAAGTCTTACCTTTTGCTTTGCCATTATTTTTATTTATAACTAAACTACATCCGTAAACATCTCTTGTTCCGTCCTCATAAACTTGTCTAAGGAAGTCTATTGTAAAGTTGTCAATAGCTGTATGAAAAAAGTCTATAGGATTTCTTAGTTTGCGATTAATACCGTCAAATAATTCTAGGCATTTCATAACGCTATCTGATATTACGATATCAGTTTTCCAACTAGGTAGTCCTGATAACCTTGCTCTGCAAGTATTTTTAGTTAGGTAGAGCAGGTCTTTACCAAACTCTTCTGTGATAGAACCGAGTCTTCTGCTTAACTCAAAGTTCTCATTAAATTTATTTTCATTCATCTTCATATTTATTAAACTCAATCTTAGTAAATAGATGCTCTACTGCACTAACAGGTATGATAGCTTCTGCACCATTATTATTTCTGTATGCGTGAATCTCTTCAGCAATACGCTTTACATTAAATATTATTATCGCCTCAGGAGTCCAAACAACCGCAGAGTCTCTACCTCTTAGCTGACTACCCTGAATATCAAAGGTATCGGTTAAAGGTGTATCCCTGTCAATTATTGTTAGGTGCTTAACAACGTCTCCAACTTGAAATGTTACATAGTTAACAACACTTAAAAGTGTATCATCTTTGTAACTGTGGAAGAAGATGTCGTTAGCTCCATACTGAAACATCAATAAGAACCTTAATAATTCTTCGTTATATTTCATATTATTTGTCCTCCATATGATAAGGCTTAGGTGATGACCATATTGGTTTGTCACCGTCACCAAGTTGATAATATCTACTTGAATAAATATCATAATGTAAACTAACCTTACCAACCTTACCCAAAGCTTTAGGCTTAGCTTTTAGAATCTCTATTCGAGTCTCATTAGCTTTATATGGTAAGCCTGTATCTACATCAATAACATTCAATGGCGGTCTCCAAAGTCCTAGTATAAATAGTCCTTTTCGACTTGCCATTTCACCACCAGCTATATCACTCATTTGTGGTGGAGGATAAAAACGAACCTTCTGTCCATTAACATCTGTTCCCTCAACCAACTGAATAGCTTTAGTATGGAATGCGATCATAGTATGAATCTTATACATCGATGAGAATCTCCTAACTCTTGTAAGAAAATTACCAAGCGCTAAATCTCTAGCGCCTTCACCGTAAATATCTAATTCTGTCATAGGATCAATAACTGCTATATCTATCTTGATACCTCGCTCCTCTTCCAAATCAATTATAGCTTTGAAATAAGAGTTTGCAGTTAAGTCTAAATGCATAGGGTCTATAACAAAGAAATGCTCAGCAACCCAATCAATTGCTTCGTTTACTTCTTTCTCTGTTTTACTTCCTCCGTTATGCTTTAGGAATGGTTCACGTAGTTTAGCCCACAACAATTCGTTGTAAACGTCTACTGGTGATCCAGTTTCTGGTGTGAAGATTGCTACTTTGCAACCTTCATACTCAGCTAGATTCATAGTTAACTCATAGGTAATGGCTGTCTTGCCAACGGCTGGAGGTGCAATGAAATATGTTGTACCACCTTCCTTTACTGTGTAATGCTCATACAGTTCGGCAAAGCCTGACCACTTACCTTTTTTTAATCCGTCACTTCTTAGACTTAACAAGTTAGCTCGAATCTCTTCATTTATTGGGTGGATTACTTTCGTTGTTCCCATAAATCCTTAGAGTCCTAGTTTAGCTTGAACGTCAGAAGAAACGACATACTTGGTGGTGATATCGTTTAATGTTCCACCCGCTTTCACAAATTTAATTATGTCTGCCCATTTTGGATGTGATTCAGTTAACACTGGCTTACTATCTACTCTCCTCTTCGGTGCTTGTGATTGTGCTTTAGTGTTTGCTGTTGAATCAAAATCAAGCCCATCCTCAGTAATATCGAATGCAAACATCATTAAGTATCTGCTACTGTATGTATTAAGACCACCAAGTTGCTGTGCTAAGTTTGTAGCTTTAATCTCAGGGATAGCTGTTACTTGATTAAATGTAACTGACTCTCCACTATCTATATCAGATACCGTAAGTGATGCAAAGATGTCTCTGTTTGAATCACGTTGTGTATTGAACATAGTTACTAGACCATTCTTTGAACAAGCGTCCTGAACCAGTTCAGTTATTTGTGATGGTAGGAAGTACTCGTAGTTAGAAAATGTATTCTTACCTTTCTTCTTAACTGTTGTTGTTCTGATTATTTGTTTAGCTGCTGCTAACTTCTGTAAAACTTTTGTATTTGTCATTTTCTTTTTGTTTTTATCGTTATTAATCTTAAAAAAGCAAGGGGAATCGAACCCCTTGCATACTCTATCTATTCACTACTAAAATGGTAGAGCGTTCTCGTCCTCTTGAGAAGGCTGAACTATAGGTGCAGCTGAACCGCCACCTGTAACACCATATGTGTTGATCTGCATATAAGGTTGCCCTGATGCTGCTTTCAATAAGTCAACGTTTAGGTAACCTTTTTCATTGAAATACTTTCCCATTTCTTCGTACTGATCTTTCGTCCAAGATAATTCAGTTATAACACCAAATTTTAATTCTTTTTCTTTAGCGAATCCTGTGAAAACTTTGTCTTTACTCATAATATCTATACTTTCTTTTTTTACTCGTTACGGCAATATTGCCTATTTTTATAATCGTAATCTTAATTTAAATTAATTATTTGTCCTCCTTAACTGGAGCAATGTAATCTGCGTGATTAATATCTCCAACCTCTTTAAAATTAAGGTAGGTATCAACTTCGCTGCTCATTTCTTGCATCCATAAACGCCAATCACGCCCAGTCATATATCTTGGTAAGTGATAAGAACCGTCTGCTGAATCTTCTCCACGAACTACTGTTACAACGTAGCCTTTAGAACTCATAAAAGCCCTTGATTCTGTTGGCTGAGCCAACGCATTAAACTTTTTCTTTCTAGCCATCTTATTAAATGTTTTTTAATATGTGATCAATAAATAAATTCTTCATCTCTAAGTTAATTCGAACATCCCAGATATCTGGCTCGTCATTATGACTATGTCCTATTGGAAGCAACATCGCTTCAGCATCAGTTTCTTTATTTTTAAATAAAGTACTGTCGTTCTGTGAAAAACTTTCCCATCCTCGTTCATCGGTAAACTCTTCTGCTATAAATACTCCAAAGAAGTCGAATACTTCATCAAGTGATATACCATTTTCTCTACCAGTCGCGATAAGTGAAAAGTTGTTTCCATCAATATTGGGAGTTAAAATCTTACCCAATTTCTTCTTGTTTAAAGTGGTACGTCTAACACCACTGTTGATAAAGCTACTCATTACTTTATATATTTTTAAATTTCCATTTATACCCCATTGTTGCCAACGCTCACTTAATAGGTTCTAACAACTCAACTCTATCATCAATGTATTGGTCAAAATATACTGTCTTATTATTATATTTATCTTCTGCAAGTTTTACGTTCCATTGTGAAACCTCTTTAATTATTGCAGCAGTTTCGTATTCATTACCGTTTTCTCTTGCAACTTGTAATGTCTGCTCAAAAGCATTTCTTTTTTTTACAAATAATCCGTATTCATACGAAACAAGTCCCCAAGCAAAAGAGTGTATTATCAGCCATAAGCCAAATATTACACACATAATAATTCCTAATATTTCATAGTCCCATTTAGTAGTTAGATAGCCACCTATTGCGACCAATACAATCAAAAAAATTAATGTTATCATATTTTACCTTTCTTTTTATTTGTTATTATTACTATACCAAGAATCGTGCCAAATATTGTTAATTTACAATATTGTCATAAACATTCCTAATATAATCTACTATAGCAAATTGGTTAAAGGTAGTCATAAAGTCTAATCCACCGTCTTCTCTATCAAGACTCATTATAGAGACCCCCTGAAATTGTGAGACGTGAACTGTAAACAAGTCTTCATTCAGTGAAACCATATAGCTGACAGAGAATCCGTAGTCTGAAAAGTCTAACCAATCCTCGTTCAAGTCAATCCTCTCAATCAACTGAAGATCTTCATCGGGGAAGTCTAAAGCCAACTCAGCAATAACTTCTAGCTGTGTATCAGTTAACTGCCTAACATCTGTGTTATTCATATCGCTACCCCTTCTTTTTTTAGTTTATCGACATTCCACTTTTCAAAAATTTGCTCGTTAGTAGAGTCATCTATGTAATAAGTTGTATCGTTAATCGTGATATATAACGAATCTTTTGTTAATATTTTAATATCCATCTTTTGTTTTTTTTAGTTTATTATTATTTATTTCCATTGGGATGAATTAAAGTCAGCTGTATTACTATACGCAGACTCTATAATCCCTAAAATTTCAGTTGAGTTAAAGTCACTTGACTCATACCCCATTAAGATTACCTGACAAACTGACTTATCTATACCGTAGGTGTTAAAAGTTCTAGCCAAGATATAGGAATTATGATTTCTACTGCCAGTTACCATTGAATATTTACTCTTCCACCATTTCAAAAGTCCATTCGTCTTTGAATCCTCAGTAATATTACTTGCTTTAGACTCGTAGACCTTACGTTCTTGTGGTTTCTCATCAGGAATGCTTAATGAAAATACATTATGATTAACAAATGTATCACCATCATTAGATACATATCGCAACCTTGATAGGTTCGATGTTGCATTATCAAATACAAATCCTGTATGAAGTTCATATAGCATCCTTGTGAAGTTATATGTGTTTGGCTTCCACTCTTCAACTAATACATAGACTGCTAATCCTTTGCCACTACAAGACTTATGAACTGCCAAAGTATATGGAATCTCTTTTAGCATAATTACTGCCCCTGACAAGTTTAAACCTTCATTGTCTTGTGCATCTAAATCAAGTACTATAACATTCGTGAACTCTGACTTTAAGTCGTGATCTTTCCTTGTATTGAATACGCCACTAGTAGTTACTGCGGGAATTTTCATCTTCAAATCCTTTGCTTCATTACTGTTTTTACCGTACGTCTTAATGGCGGATCTGTATTTACTGACCTCCTCACAAGTTGAGTTCTCAATTTCGTAGAAGTAGTCATCCAGTGTGAGAACTCTATCTACCTTAGTATCGTAGGTGTTTTTGTAACATCCTATCTTTCTATTTAAAATATCTATCATTACTTTAAAATTAGTTTGTAAGTTTCCCTTAATTCCACTGCTGTGGATTTGTTAATACCAATGCTAATTAGGTGATTATAAAAACAGTGGTAATCTCCTTGAAAGAAAACTGCCATTTCATCTGAATTTTCTACTTTAATGAACTCAGTATCATCATCCTTCATTATTTCTTTTGTTATTTTTATCATTTTTTTTTTATTTTTTATATGTTTAGTTTAAAATCTTTTGGTATTCTTATTTTATTATAATCATCTACAAGATATAATAGTCGATAAGTATCAATTAGCTTTACCTTCCAGTTCGAGCCGTAAAACTTATTGTAAGTTCTGACAATAGTAAGTATCATTAGAAAATTAGATTTATTCTTCAGCATCTTTTCAGCTGTCTTTTGACCTATACCGCTACAAACCAATATGTTATCAGCACGATCTCCAACCAACATCTGAACCGCGAAGTTAAAATTAGCCGTCTTTTTGTCAGTATATGTCATCTTGTCACTGACATTCTTTCTACTCCAACTGTAAAGAAATCCCTCTTTAGTTAAGAAGTCCTTGTCAATTGAACATATAATCGGTACTGAATCAGTGTTTTCTTTTATATACTTAGCTGTAGCTACTATTGAGTCATCTGTTTCTAAACCATTTGAAACAAAGCTATCTAGATCAGTTATTGTTATAGCCTTCAAGTCCTCAAATAAAAATGGTTTCTCAATTCCCTTACGGTTAGCTTTGTAGTTGCCATCTATCAAATACCTAAAGTTGTTATATCCCCCAACAAACAGTTCGTATTGAGTAGCATTGGTTTCTTTTAGAATAGAGTTGATCTTATTAACCAATATAGTCTTTGCAACGTACAGTTCATCTATATCGTAGGAAGCAAAGAATAATAATATATCAACGTCGATCAACGCTATTTTGTTTTTACCCTCCATAATTTTTACAAATGCCCTCCAGTTATGTACTTACCGTCCTCAGAGGTTAGCTCATATCGAGTTTCTTCTGTTTCTTCTATGTCTGTCCAGCTGTCATCAGAATCAATTCCGTTACCTTCTGAATAAGGAATTTTATTTAACTCATCAAAAAGTTGTTCATCAAGATTTAATGACTCTTCGCTATTTAAGTACTGCTGTACATTGTAATCATCTACGGAGTCAGGCATATCTAATGTTACCTCAACATTTTTGTAATATACTTTCCTGTATTTTACTGTTATTTTCTTCATTGTTTTATGTTTTTAATTAGTAGTATGAGTATACCTCATTGCTTTTATATTCTCTGTTGCTTCTATCAGACCTAAGACTAGTATCTCTATCGAGATACAAGCCTGAGGCGATAAGCTGCTTTTTAGTGCTAATAGATAATCTATTGCATCTTTTGTTTTGTCGTCCATATTAATCTGTTAAGTTTTCTGGTTGACATCCGTTAGCCATATCTTCCAAGTGATAATAGTACTCCTCGTAAAGCTGTCCACCGTCGTAAACCAACATCATAGCTTGTTGAACGGCATCTAAGAATATTAAATGTTGATCCCTATCCACAACTTCATTTAGGTCATCAGCATCTATACACCAAAGGGAATCCATAGAATCTTTAAGTTCATACAGGAAATCCAAGTCCTCGCCTCCTAGTAAGGAGTTAAAGCTACCCTCTAGATTATTTTTTATTCTATCTTCTATTTCAAGAATTATATCTTCATACAGCTCTAGTCTACTTTGAATTTCTCTATTAATTTTTGTACCTGTCATTATCGTAAATTTTAAGTTTATATTAATTACTGCTTTATTAGAACATTTTTGTTTCGGTAATTTTATTGATCCAGTTTTTTTTATTCTTCCGTTCTTGGAATACACCGTCAGAGGTAGCTTTGTAGCATCTTTGAGGTGCAAGTGAATTAATACCAACTGACCAAAAATAATCCTGTCCAAGTGTGGTAGCCGTATCATTAACAGCCCTTACGTTATCGGTTGTATAAGCTAACCCACAGGTTAGTACTTCATCCCCTTTGTAAATTATTGGAATCCAATTTGTTTTAGATATCATATCTCTATTTCTGTAAAGAAAGTGTCCAAATTCAACTTCAGTCATTTCCTCTAAGTGAACATTTGCCAACCATTTTTTTGTATCGGTTACACCTATCGTGTTCTCTTTAGCTAATTTTAGTAACGCTTCTGCGTCAGTGATGTAATCGTTAACATTATTTGATATATTTTTACTTTTTTTCATATTGTTTATTATTAGTTATGAGTTTATATTACACAATAATCGAGCCAAAAACGGTTAATTATTGTTAAAATTGTTTTTATTTTTTTAGATCGTTTCTTTTAATCTCAATAAAGTATTAGTTAATTGATACTAATTAGACGCGAATTACATTTACATCTTAGAAAGCTAATTTAAATCCTGTTTAAGATATGCAGGATGCGATGTAATGAATCCAATTACTAAAAACGTATAAGATATCCAAAAGACATTAAAGTGTCTTAGAAGTCCTTAAAATGCGTTATATTATGTTTAGTTAATTAACAGGCAAATCACAAATCCAGTTGTAATTGACCAGATTATTGCCGTTTCTATATTTGTTAGTTTAAAATTATACATTTCTTTTTCTTTTATTTATAGTAGCTTACTACGTTTCTTTTTTAAACGTTTCTTAATAGTAGTATATTACGTTTTATGTTAATAAAACGGTCTAGGAACACGCGCACACATCACGTGCGTATATATAAGGAGTAAAAACTATTTATATATCGTCTAAGTAACACTACCATATAATTTTTATTTGTTTATTGTTTAAGTCACTCGAAGTAATGCCTTAGAATAGCTCTAAAAAGCATTTTAAAGCTCTCTAATGAACTTTTGTTGTAAAGTTATACATTGTATCCATTTACGTACTAAAATGTCTTAAACTTAAAGTTTTTACAGTATAAAACTTGAATAATAAGATACTATCCAGTACATATCGTATAAGGTAAACCAAAAATCTGCCTGACTTTCAGTTAATTTTATTGTTATTGTTATACGTTTCATCCATACAACCCCCCCTATGTTAACGCATTAATAATAACGTGGATTACAGCTAGTATAAGACTAAGGGGTATTAATATTACAAAAGCTACCTCTATTACATTAAAAAATATTTCAGTAGCATTATTAAAAAATTTTCTCATATCTTTATTTTTTTAAGTGAAATTTAAGTAAATTAAGATCATCAACAGTTGAATAAATTATATCATTATTTCTAGCATCATCTATCCAAGTTAAGATTCTGTTTATATCAATAAGGTAATGCACGTGAAGGGCATTGTATATTTGCCATAAACTAGCACCATCATTTTTATCTAAATAATTTATTAATCTTTCCATAATTTTATTTTTAATTATTAGTTTTATTCGTTTACAAACTTATAGTTTAAGTCACTGCCTGAGTTATACTTATCATCTAACAACCAGTCATTTATTTCATCTTCAGTAAATCCATCCTCTAAAAAGGATTGTTTAATATATTCGTTCATTGTTTTATCTTTTTTAGTTATTTATTAATGTTAATTATCTATAAAAATTCTTAGGTATTCCCCCCGTTTTTGTGATCGGGATAAAATATTCGTCATTAAATTCTCCCCAATATTTAGTGGGATATTTATGGTAGGCTAAATTACCAACGCCGCCATCAAATTTAACGGCGATGCAGTCCTGATTTAGCTTGTCTAGTAGGTTGTTGACGTAATCTACCGTAACAATTTCATTCTTAACAGCACAAACCAGTGTTAATTCAGTGTCACTTTTCTCCAATCGCGAGTAAGTGCATTGTGATAGCTCTCTTGCAAAATTAATATCAATTTGCTTATTAGTGTCTTTATCGTTTAGTCCAATGTTTAAAGTTACCATTTTTTTATTTTTTTTAATTTATTAATTATTATACTGTCTTTGTATTGCTATCCATATGATTGCCTGAAGCTGATATCCCTTTAATCCTAATTTATTTGCTATATTTACGGTTAGATCTTTTATTTGACCGTAGGCAATTCGTCCAATTGTAGCATTATCAATTTTTATCGTCTTATTGAAGCATCCGCGTAAGTGCCATATATCAACCGTTAGGGAATTAGCGTCTAAATAAGCTATATTGTTTACAAAGTTAAATGTTTTTAAGCTAGTATCTGTTATGGTTGTATTTCCTTTCAGGATATTAAATGCCTTAAATTTATTACTGTGGAACGTTGATACCTTAACTGATTCTGGAGGTAATCCCATATTATGCGCCCTTATTACTGTTTCAGCGTCTTTTATATTCTTATCCCACTTATTGCGCGGGGACAATGCCGAAATAACACCAGCCACTTTGTATACATCTACATTATGCTTTACAGCTAAGTTATTACATATAACATTTGCGTCAGAATACCAGTTCAGACCGCGCGAAATTTCATTATTTGTTGCGGAATTAAATACGTTAGTCAGCGCAATTTCAACCTGATTTAATTCTTTATTTGTTAATTTTTTCATCTTTTTATTTTTTAATTGTCAACTTGATCATCTAGTAAATTATATATATCTACTACATATATATTACCATTGTAACGACCTATGCTACTTACTTTTAAGTCATCAATAAGCTGCCTAATATCGCTTATTTTTTCGGTGCATCCATCAAAATTTTTAAGTATTCCAATTTTTGCCAATTCTATGTTTTTATATATATACATTTTATACCTCCTTATTTTATAAGCTCTAAATCTAATTCAACAGCTGCATAATTAATATGCTTTTGTGTAGTCGCTGACCAGTAACCAAGCGAATATAATTTGTTGCCTTCAATCCTGGCTACACGTGTATAATAAGAATACACAAACTCACCATCAGCTTTTAAATTCTGCGAATATTTATCAAATGTTCTCATTGTATTTTTTTTTAAAAGGTTAGTTTTATAATTTTGTTGTAAATACCAAGATGGTTATTAGTGTTGGTACTATTACCATTAAAGCAACCTGCAACACGTCTAAAGCAATTTTCAAACTTTTCATAATGTTATTTTTTTAGTGTAAATTAATTTGTGATTATTGTTAGACTATGGGCGCGGACTCGAACCGCTCTTAATACCATAATACTTTAAATATCGAATGCTTCAGGACAATCCTTAATTTCCTTAGCCTGACAGTTATATTTACAAGCTATCTCTTTGCCATTTTCCTCATTCCAAGCGTACCAATTGCCGTATCCATCGGCATATATTTCAAGTCCCGCTTTTTCATCTCTATTATCAATTATATGTATCATAATATTATTTATTTATTAGTGTAGACTATGGGCGCGGATTCGAACCGCTTTAAGTTATAGCATCTTAGTTTTTTCTCCCGATCAAGATGATTATAATATAAATTCCATATCCCATAGTTATTTTTTTCTTTGCGCTTAGCCGCCCACTGTCTCGGGTTGAGACTCACACCGCTAGTTATTTACTAGTTCTGCTTTTGTTCCTCCATTTTAATTCTAGGTCTGAGGAAATGAGCTAATTTAATAGCGACCTTTTGGGCGTGTAATTCTGTTTCTTTTTTTTCTTCTTTGTTATTGTTTCTTTTTAGTTGTTATTAATTATGATGCAAACATACAACAAAACTTAATACGTGTCAAGTGATTAGGTAAACTATTTTATAACTGACTGAGTATCAACAGCAAACTTACACCCTAGTAATATAGATAAAAGATTGTCTACCACGATATATATGTATAAAACGTCGGGATCGTATAGTATAATCGGAAAAGAGGAGGCTTCCTTATGCAAGTCACGCTTCACGCGCGGGGT